TAGATAGGTGGTTGCTGCATTTGATGTTGCCATCGTCTTTTACTCCTGTTTATGTGCGTGGCCTATCAGGTAGACCTCTCCTGTAGGCATCGCTATTCTCTCTAGCTTCAGCCAAATCCTTTAAGCGCTGTACTTCTTGCGCGAACCGCTGCTCATACAACTGCAACATGTCTTGCTCGCCTTTCATGTAAGTATACGCTTCAACGAGCGAACCGTAAAGAAGGGCATTCGGGGCATTCTCACTAAGCCACGTTGTTCCAGACGCCAGCCCAGCGGTAATACTGGCTGGACGATAATAATAGTGTAGCTCTACGTCATACGCTAAATTCGGGGTCGGCCCAACAATGAAGTTATCTACATCAAAAATAGAATAGTATCGAGGTGTCGCGTTGCTGCCGTAATCAATTGAGTAACGCTGAACAAAATTAACGTCCTTAAATTCTAGGAACTCTTGGTAGTTTGCTGTAGTAATCTGCAAAGAAAACGGAGCCAAATAATCTACAGGAACATTAAGATAGGGGTCGCCAACCGTAAGCTGCGAAGTAGCGTTCTTGCGAAATAGCTCAAGATCAACAAGCGTAAAGATACGGTCTTCTGCACCGCGAATAAACACCGGCAGGTTTGTTACAAAGGATGTCTCAGAGTTTTCTGTAAAATCCTGTATTGCTGTTTCTAGCTGTGCGTATGTAAAAGACATCAATTAATCCTTACAATAGCACTAGAAGAATTAGCGGCGGGCATCGTAATGGTAAAAGTAGAAGAAATAGAGCTTTGATCTGAACCAAAATCGTAAACAGCAACGGCCTTGTTTGATTTGCTGCTATTATAGACTAAAGCACCTCTAGCTGTAATAGTTGAATTGCTAATAGACACATCGTTAAAATCAACAATCGCGCTTGTACCGTCTGTAGTTGGTGCAACCACAGTCAGTGTTTCACCGCCTGCGGTATAGCCTGTGCCAGAAACTTCGTTGGTTGTTGTGTATGCAGTGGTAGACGCATCTAATGTGGCTGCGTTTGTGTAAAGTGCAATTTTAAATGTGTCCACTGTAAAATCATGCTCGGCTTCAAAAAGCTCTTGCTTAAAACTTGTACACATTGCTGTGGTAATTGCCATTTTTTTCTCCTACAGGGTATTGACTTTGTAGCCCAATCCGCTATGCACCGCGCAGTAAATATACAACGTGGGCGCGCCAATCGCTACTGTTATCTGTGTGTAAGCACCCGATGTACCCGGTGTCCCAACTTTTGTGACACCTGTGGTGTACTCTACACCGCCCCCATGAGTGCCGTCAGGTGTGGTTGAAAAACGTAATGGGTGTCCTAAGTTGCTGGCATGTGATTGGTCATAGCGATAGGTCAGTCCTTCAGTAACATCTCTGCCAGCAATGCCGGGACCTGAACCGTCTTGATGATACCTATCTTGACCAAGTATATTAACCACAGTTATTGTGTATGTAGCGGCTAGTGGCACAACTATAGTAACTGTTGGCACACTAACTGCACCTGTACCAGAAACCCCCGTTAAGTTCACAGACACAGGGGTCTGTGAAAAAGTCCCGCTAGTTGTCATAACTCCCACCCTACCAAACATCTGGGGAGTGGGGATATAACGAAGAGTTGCGGTGTTGAAAGCGGGAAACTTAAAAAAAACAGGTATACTGTTGTTTTCAGGGCGCGGGTCTTTCAAAGCTTCCACATCTGGTGGACGCCGTGTAATTTTAAGCTGTGGGTGTTTTGCTTCCCACTCATCTTTTCCAACAAGCAGGCCGTTCCACTCTTTACGCATATCACGAAGACGATAACGAAAACCCGACCTGTCGGATATTCCGTATGCGTCTTTACCGGAAGCGAACCTTGCCATATTTAAGCCCTGTAATACTGGGGGTTAGGAGTTATAGTAAATGATGCCCTATCACGATCTTCAGACATTGCCCGCTCAAACTCTTCCTCATATACTGCCTTTAAAAGCTGAACCCGGTTAGGGGCGCGTTTAATCGAAATGTAATACGCTAATCCCGCAGCTAAACAAGGGTAAAACCTAAACGGTACTTCCATCGTGTTTACGGAATTAGCGGCGTCATCCATCCGGGTCAGTGCGTCATAGTAAACAACGTCAGTGCTGTTGTCCGGTATCGGCCACAATTTTAGTTCCGGGCTTATCTGACGATCTAGAAAAAACTGAGACGGCCTGCCTTCCGTTGTTTTTGTAGGAATGTTTAGATAGTCGGCGCGACTAATTCTTTCCAAAGTGTAGTCAGTGCCGCTACGGCGTATCACTACGGACAAAATGTCAATTACATCGTTAGTAAGAGTATAATTTCCAGCGCCAGAAACCAGCGCTTGGCTGCGCTGCGTAATAGTCCACTGGTTTAACCCCCTGTTTGCCCACTCTGCAAGCATGAGGTTGAGCGAACGCCGCGCAGATTTGAGGTCGTATCCAGTACGAACCTCTAACCCACAACGCTCAAACGCCTCCTCGATGTAGTCAGCGACATCTAGCTCAAAAATTCTGGTTCCGGAAACGGCCATCTTATGTCTTCTTCACCATCCCGCCGCCGCGCATCTTCTTAACCATTCCGCCACCGCGCATCTTCTTAACCATTCCGCCACCGCGCATTTTCTTTACGGTGCCTGTTTTCTTAACCATCTTACGAGGTTTCATCGCCATGTTTTAATCTCCTATATAACTTGGCTCGTTTATTAAATATAGCCTCTGCATCATACTCTGCTAGATAATTGTCATAATAACCTTTTTCCGCTAGTTTGTCTGCGGATTCTTGCAACTTAGACAACCGCTGCACAAAAACTAGCGCGTACTCGTCGTCAACCATCTGCATAAAAGAATGATCATCAATAAAATCGTTCGCTTCATCGTAAGGGTGAAAGCCCATTACCCAAACATCTTTATCTATAAAAATACCCGCAGAAATAGCGTCGTTTAAGCTATCTAAGTAATTGTGAAAAGCGTCTGAGCTTTTTTCAAAGTTCATGTCTACAATTACACATAAATCAAAAACATCTTCCCATTGAGATATGGTGCTGTAAAGGCATTGATAGCTGTCCTCGTATTTAAACAAGATAGCTACCTTGTTTTCCTGCCACGCTTTTTGCGCGTAAGGGCAAGCCGGGAGATTGTTATAAAACGGGTTTGGCTTCTGAAGCGTGTGCTCAGACCAAGCGATAATTTCTTCGCAAATCTCTTTTTCTTTGTCTATGTAAAAAGCTAGAGAACTCATGCTTGCGATACCGATCCTTTTGTGCGTTTACGCCGGTTAGACATTACTACGCCGCAGCCGCGAGCTACAGCAGTGCCCGATACACGCTTTCCGTTAAACGGGCGTTTAGGGGTCGTTACTGCGCCGCCAAGGGCCATTTTTTTTACTTTGGCAGCCTTAGTGTTTGCCACAACCTGCTTTCCTTTAGCTCCTTCACGCTTCTTTTTACGCGCTGTCGAAGCGCGTTCAGACTTGCTAAGACTCTTAGCTTTACGTCTAGGCAGGCAACGGTCAGGGTTACGCTTATCTTTTGACGTACCACATGCGCCCGAAATGTTGCCCGAGCTATCAATTCTGACCCAATCCTCATCTAACCACTCCTGTAATTTACCCATTACTTACCCTTTCGCTTGCCGCCTTTTGATTTTTTGGCGTAATTAGGGTCTTTGCAATATTTTGATGCCGCAAGGTTTGCATAGGCGCTTGGATAGGTATCAAACGTGCGCTTGGCCCACGCTTTTCCTTCCGGGCAAATTTTGCTGCCTTTTGACTTTGCGGGCGCGTTTTTTGATTTTCGCGAATAAGCCATTAGAACATCTTTTGAACTACCGCTGCGCCAATAATTAAAATAGCTATCCCCCAAAGCCGCATGTCTAGGGTTTCTAGCTGTTTTTCTATTTTAGCGTACCGACGATTACACTCATCTTCATGCTTTTCTAAAAGCTTTAATACTTCTTCTACTTTCATTTTACCACGCCTTACAGGACCAATATCTTGCGCTAAATTTGTCTTTGGCAGTATCGCATGAATGTCTTGATCTAAAATTGCGTCTACGTGCTGGTTGATCTTTTTTAATAGACATATTGGGATCCCCAAACCTGACCAGCTTAATTTCGCTGCCTTTTTTAGCCAAGACGGCGCTTTTCTTTGATTTTCCCGGAGTGCGCTTTGGCTTGTTGTATCCAGCAAAGGTCTCTCCTCTATATTTGATTTTTCCAGAGGGGGTTCTAGTTACGTTTTTTACTGTCGCCATAGTTCCTCACTTAAAGAAAAACGTCATGCTTGTAACATTAGTAAACGTGGCATGAATGTCGGTGTTAAACTTTACGCCTTCCTCTCCAATCTGAAGGTCACCGGTAGAGTTTGAATGAAAGTCCAAAGAAAAAACGACAGCGCCGGTAGCACCGCCGTCTCTCAGTACAACCCCACCGGTAGACCCCGCAGTATGGTAATGGATACAAACTAACCGGCGAGGGCCACTTGCCACAGTTCCTGTGGCGGTAACATAACTTGCTTTAATGTCAGACCCAGCCATAAAATTGTTCCTTAATTATAAAACACCGTAGCCGCAGTGATGTTCGTAAAAGCTGACACATAAATGTCATCTACACGAATACCATTTGACGGGATGTTTACTGAGTGCGTATCAGACGCATTAAAATCCAAGTCCAAAACGGTGGACCCGCCGTTACCATCAGTGATGGTAAGGCGAGGAGTACCGGTGGTTGTTTTTAATTGTATCTGACGAATACGCGCAGGACCAACAGCGAGTGACCCCGTTGCGGTAATGCGCTTTGATCTTACATCAGAGTCGGCCATCTAAGCCTCCTATTAAGCCGCAGCTACTGCGCCGGTATCTACACGAATCCAGTTAGAGCCGTCAGAAAATACGAGGTTTCCTGTACCAGCAGCAGCACCTTCAGCAGCTTTACGAGCGTTAGATACATAGTAAATGTATCCTTCGTTGTCGGCTGAAGCCGTAGGCAGGTCTGCAAAAAGGATTGGGGCGGCCCAGAAGGCGGTATTTACCTTTAGTGGACCTGAAAAAGTTGTACGAGCCATTTAGTTCTCCTGTCGTGGCTAGTGTCAGCCGCACCATGCGGCTGTCAGGGATAACTAAATATATACTAAAAAAGAAAGGGCGGCAACTGCCGCCCTCTCGTATTCAAGTTTAATTGACTTATGCGCCCGGTGAACCGAACACGGCCCGCCAGTCAGAAACACCGAAGCTGTAACGCTCACGTGCCTTAAACCGCATGTTGCCTGTGTCGAAATCGCCTTCCATCGCAGTCTTGATGGCCGCACGGTTAAAGTATTTGAAACCGTTTGGTGCATCAGTCTTGATGAAGAAAGCATCGGTATCAGTCAGGAAGTGGTTAACCACTGCCCCTTCTGGGATCATACCCATGTTCTTCATTGCGTTTGCATCATTGTCCGCAGTGGCTGGACGAAGGTTTGAGTTGAGCACCCGCTCTGCAATGAATTGCAGTTCTTTCGGGATGATCAGCTTTGTGCCACGAACAGCAATCTTCAGACCACGCTCATCAGTCAAGCCAGCAATGTCGATCAGCATTTGCTCAAGAGAAGTCTCGTTGAGGTCTGCTGCAACAGCAAGCTGGTTGCGCTGGTTGCCTGAGAGTGAGGGGTGAGCAGAAGAGCAAAGTGCCGCACCATCGCCAACAGGGTTAGCTGTGTTGAACGCATTGTTCAGGATCGACGCAGCTTTGATCTGTTTTGTCTGAGCCATTGAACGGGCCAGAGCTTTGGTGTAACGAGATGCCAGACGGTCGTACAAGTTGTCCTCGATTGCTTCCTCAGTAATTGAGAAGGCCAGAGCGATTGTCTCATGTGTGTACCGTGCTGTGTAGGTCTCTTGAGCAGCGTCAAAGTTGATGGCAGTGCCTTCGCCTTTAACAGGTGCTGTTGAGAAACCACCGAGCATCACTTCTTCTTCAAATGCACGATCTGATGACTCTTCGTCGAAGATTTCAGAATGCTCATTTTCGTAGCGGTCGTACTCAAGGCCGAACAAGGCATTCAGGCCGGGCTCAAGCTCTTTCGCTAGTTGTGCGCGAGAAATAGCCATTTTCTATCCCCTCCTTAAACGCCCGTTGAAGTCGCAGTAGTCTGCGAGTCAAAACGGCTTGTGTTTGCGTTGTAATGTGCATTCAACCGAACGATCATTGGAATGCCCGCAGCAGTAAAGTCGCTGTTGGCTTCGTCATCCATGATTCCTACAATCCGCAACGGCAGAGTCGCTGTTACGGCAATTGAAGACACGCTAAGTGCACCGTTTGCGCTACCAGTGT